CTCCGCACGCTCCGTTTATGGAGCCACGCGTAGCTCTGCTATGCGTGCCTAGGCCGAGTAGGCCCAACCGATCTTGATGTCGACGGAATCGGGACGTCCAGCACGTTCAAGATGCCTAGCATCAGGATTGGGTTCTATCCCACGCCTGATGAGGAACTTGAGCAATGCGCCGTAGTCGTCCAGTGGTGACACTGGAATTCTACGCCTAGGAACAGCAGCCTTAACCAAGGGCCGCTGTAAAGGACCACCAATTTTGGAGTATTCATACCCCAAGAAACTGGTTTTGCCCATTGCTTCGGAGTGCGACAGCACTGCCGGGAAAGGTATCAATCTTTCCAGGTAGCGGTCTAGCCATTTGACGGTTCTCCACATTCCAGCCATATAAAGCTGGTTACGTAGAGAAACCATCGACTCTAACTCCTCAACATGCTTCCGTTGTGTAGGAAATACTCTTCTGACGCGGACGATGGAAACATCCTCGCCGTCATAGTATTCCTTACCACAAGACTCTCTGAACTTTCCAGTCCAGAAAGACTTGTTTGCATTAATCTTGAAGCCAAAAGCTTCGAGAATAGTGACAACGGAACTCACGTATTCTACAGGGACGATGATATCGTCCCCGTAGACGCGCACCATACCGGAGAACTTGTACAAGTCCTTCCGGGTCAAAGGGCGTCTTAGCTCCTTCTGAATCCCAAGGAAGATGAGTGTTAAAAACACCATTGCTTCCATAGGAAAAGTAAGAGCTGAACCCATAGACGCGAACTTGGTCAGGGGAATTACTCCATGACCTCGCACATCGGCCTTCAAACTACGTGTAGCTTGGACGGCCCTCCCGAAAGAGGAAAATCCATGCAACATCAGTTCTACATGCCGATTCGAAACGCGATCAGAAGCCTCACTCAGATCGAGTGTGGCCAGATCCCCAGAAAGGGATCCTTCGCGGGCCAGCTGCTGGTTAGCAGACTGATCCTCGAAACTGATGAACTTGCTGACGAGGTTATCCGTCGACAAGGCCTGAACCACCGCTTCGAGAATTCCCTGCTGCATAAACTGCATGTAGGAAGGTTCCCGAGCAATGATTCTTGGCGTTTTGAGCGTTTTAGGGACTGCGAGAACCTCAACAGGTCTCTCAGCCTCAGGTTCGCGTATGTTGATACCGGACAGATTGGCCAAGGCCAAACTGTAACTCGTAGCGAGGTATTCCTGATGAGGGAATACCTCTTCGAGCCGGGAAGTCCACTCTTGGATGAAGTACTTGGCATTGCCGCGTACCTTATCTGCAGTGGATCCCGGACCGTGCTTACCCCGGATGTCCCCAATGTAGATCTTACGATCGACTTTGACGAATATCTCACGGTAAAGCAGGCGACTCATCTCCTGGAACTCGGTTTCAAGCCGGTTTCCATGAAGGAGTTGAGTTGACCGTACAACATCCGACTCACACTTGATATAGCTATCAAAGGCCGCTTGCATACGCTCGTCAGAGCAGTCTACAAGTATCTTGGCAAACATCAGAGTTATCTGACGCATTGCCCAGATTGAGGTCTTATCAGGCTCATCAAGAAGACGCCCACTAACAGAATCGAACACTTGCTCAAGGAAACCTCGCAGAAATGCGGGGAGACCGCCTGAAAACCGGAAACCGGTAAACAGGTCGTGAGCTACATAACCGCGGTCAAGACTTCTTTCGAAGTCTTTACCGAAGTTAGGCAAGGTTATCGTTAAGAACGATAGCCCTTCGTGTTCAACCCGACTCTCGATCGTTTTGAGATCGCGAGTGGCGCTAGTGTGACACCAGGTACCCAATTCATTGAGTACCTCGGACAGAAATGACATAAGGCTTTTCAAGGCCTCCTCCTTAAATGAGGTTGGTCTTCCATAGCCAAATGTTATATTCCGACCCTAAGTGACAATAAGTCGAATAACAGAGATGCACACGAAAGCGTAAGCAGGGAGAATTACCAGCCCTGCCACGCCAACAAGGGCCAAAGGCCCCGAAAGTGTGCGACTCTGTTCTCGATGTTTTGTCATCTGCCTTTCCTTTCTACTTAGTTTCGAAAGAAACTAGGTTATTAGCCTAGATCTCGCCACCCAGAAGCTGGGTAAGGCGAGCACCAGTGGAAGCAGTCAGATACGCAACAAGCGCATCTGAGATCTGCTTCTGCTCCGCCAGGGTGTAACCCTGGAGAGGAGTATCAACGACGAGGTAGACACTCATAGATCGCAGCACGTTCTGTGCAGCGATCAGAGGGTCTGCCGCGTACTTCTGGTGATCAAGACGGATCTGGCGCCGAATCCTCTTACCATACTGGTGAGAGATTCCGAGCTTGACCGTCCCGTCGTCCTTGGAAAAGGACCCGGTGCCGTTGCCAGCGCCCACCCGAGGGAGGGTCTGAGCAACAGCATTGATAGTGACAGACTGGGGATCAGTAAACATTTGGCATCATTCCTTAACTTGTATTAAGTTAATATTTAATTGACCATAATACGAGTGTACCATGGGATTGGGGCTACTGAATTAATCAGTATCCAATTCTAGGTGCATTGGACATGCCAAGCAGTGCTAGAATCCCTATTTGCCTCGCATCGAAAGATGCGGGGTCTAGGCCGAAGCCGAAGGGGGTCGCCCGCACACGCATTTTGCGTTCCGTACGCAGAGTGATTGTGCAGGCCTTTCCCATGTCCCATTGCAGGTAATTACCATTAATGGGGTGGCTCAGAGGAAAGGAGTACGTCTTCTCTACCACATCGTGGCACATGAGATAGCCGTACCTTAGGACCAAACCATCACGCTGGAAAGCGGAAGCTGCCGACAAAGCGTCGCCAAAATTCCAAATCCAGTCTGATAGCCAACTCCATGGCGCAAGGTTCCAGAGGACCTCGGGGGTAACCCCGAGACCAAGCAGGTGTTGAGCCTGCTGGGCTGCATACTCAAGCCCGCGAATGGCTTTACCGTCATTCGCAAGGTAATAAGTATAAGCTCCACTGAAACTAATCTGGCGAGAACTTCTGATCTCGCCAGTTGTACGTTGCGGATTACCCCCATAACCATAGGTCATCAACGACTGCAAGTCGTCGTCAAACCAAAGAAGGTCATGGTAGCCACTAACAGGCAGAGTTTCTGTCTGATAAGTAGCAGGGTACTTACGCTTGCGTCTTATGCTTCTACCGCTATCACGAGCATATTGCTCCATGATAAGCGGGGCCTGAATTACGGCCTTAAGAAGCTTCTCCACATCCGACAGCAAAGGTTGCCAAGCGAACACCACGTTAAGCCCTTGAGATCCGCCTTCGCGGATACCACGGACAATATCGCGGAGCCCGTTGGGTCGCTTTATGTCATTGAGAAAACCGATCGGGATGCCCGGAAGGCCATCACGATACAATTCTCCCAGCATGTTGGAGACGCCAGCGGCAGGGTGCGTTGGTACCGTGTCATTGATAACTCGCGAACCCTCATAGGATTCGTTAAAGCTAGGCAATGACGGGTAAGTCAACAGCTCATCGGGGTTAGGGAGCAAAGGCCCCCTATACCGTGCGTTATTATTAGGAAAGCCAAGATCCACATAAGGATGTGAGAGCTTGACTGTCCGCTTAATAGTTTCGAACGGATGCCCGTGGTCATATTCGGAGTACTCCCGCCAGTTACTTGTACGGAAATCGTACAATTGCTGAGCGGCAGTAGGTTCGAGTGACCCCTGCGGTGTACGACTTCTATATGAAGTCGTCACCTGTGTTTGAGGCAGATCACGCGTGCGCGAACTCAGGGTTCCGTCATACTGACGGTTCACGAGACCGATTAAGGTCCCGGGGCCCAGAGGCCGTTCTTGCGTTATCATGCTTCCCATGGAGATTCCCAGTGTGTTCTACTCGGAGGTTAGCCTCCTGCTGGATACACTGTATACAGAAGGCAGTGAAGTGACAGGATCGGAATGCCTGTCATGGCACGAATAGCGCCGGGCGCTACCCTTAGGG